GTGATGTTTTTACCCCGAAAAACGACTCGGTCAGCCACTATCAGGAAGCATCTGAGTAGTTATGACAGAATCGACTGAAACAGGCTCAGATAGCCCTACAGAGGTTTTGCAGGGGGTTCTGCAGCCGCGTATTCAGACTCCAACGAATGATTTACCCTCTCGTGGTCAAGAATTAATTGATTTCGCAGCCACTATCGGTCATGAAATGCTCCCCTGGCAACAACACCTGGCGCATCACGCGATGAAAGTTAAACCAGATGGTCGATGGGCGCACCCAGAGGTCGGACTTTGTGTGGCTCGTCAGAATGGCAAGACTACTTTTATGGCACTGCGCATTCTCTGGGGAATGTTTAATGGCGAGAAATTGCAGGTTGCCACAGCTCATAAACTCACGACATCAAGTGAAACCTTTTATAAGATTTGGGAAATCATTCAGCAAAACCCTGCGCTCATGGAACAATTCGGTAAGAAGTTCGAAAGCAAGGGATCGCAAGAGTTAAGACTGAAAGATGGCACTCGTTATCTGGTTCGAGCCAATAACTCAGCTTCTCGTGGTATTGCCGCACCCGATGTAATTCACCTAGACGAAGTTCGAGAGTATAAGGATGACGAAGTATGGTCAGCGATGAGATACACACAGATGGCGAGCAAGAATCCGCAAGTGTGGATTTATTCGAATGCTGGGGATCAGCACTCTGTAGTTCTCAACAAGCTCCGAGAGAGGGCTCTATCTGCCATTGCTGGATCAGATGATTCAATAGCGTGGTTCGAATGGAGTGCAGAGCCAGGGGCGGCGATCGATGATCCTAAAGCCTGGGCACAAGCCAATCCATCTCTTGGTTATACAATCCATCCAGACAATTTAAGAGCAGCAATGAACGACGACGAATCCATCGTGCGTACAGAGTTGCTCTGTCAATGGGTCGATACAATCATGCCAGCCATAAATCCGTCGGCATTCGCAGCGTGCTCACAAGAGGGTCTAGAGCTCGATCGCGAACAGCCATTATGGTTAGGTCTTGATTTATCGCCCGATCGAAAGGCAGCCGCGCTGGTTGCAGGACAGAGGTTGGGGGATCGCTTCCTCATCGTTCTACTCCAGACATGGACGAACGAAGTCGACCTTGATAGTAAAGCAGTCGCCAACGATGTTGCGACTTGGTACCGTAAATACCAGGTTGAAACAGTTGCCTATTCAAGACAGACTGCCAGCGCGGTAGCTTCTCGGTTAATCCCAGCAGGAATTCCATGCTCGGACATCGATGGGGCTGATTATGCTCAGGCGTGCGACGAATTCACTGGCGCAATTTCTACCCAGCGATTAATTCATACGAATCAACAGGAATTAACGAAGCAAATTCTTTCGGCAGTTCGATTACCCTGGCGAGATGGCGGATGGATTTTCGGACGCAAAGTCTCGAATTCCACAATTTGCGCGACAGTCGCCTCGGCAATGGTTTCTCACTTCGCGACACGACCTGATTCAGAGATTGACATCATTGTCGCATAATGCTAAGAATCCGCTATAATCTACCCAATGGGAATCTTAGATAGATTAATTTCGCGCTCACCTCAATCAGATAACTCAGTCGATGTAACTGCTGGCTTACCTTATGAGCCGATGAGTGCATTCATGAATCCACTGGTTTCGGTCAGCTCTTATGTAACTCGCCCTGAAGCAATGGCAGTGCCAGCAGTTGCTCGCGCACGCGGAATCATTGCATCGACAGTTGCAGGATTGCCGTTAGAAGTTTATAACAAATTTTCTGGTGCTCACATGGAAGCCAACCGAGTAATTAATCAACCCGATCCACGAGTGCCAGGATCATTAATCTACGCATGGGTCGCAGAAGATTTGTGGCTAACAGGTTTTGCTTATGGTCAAATTATGGAGACTTATGCCGATGGACGCATTGCATCCTGGACACGCGTTGCACCTCATCGCATTACTCCTAAGTACAACTACAACAATACAGAAATTGAATCCTATCTAGTAGATGGTTATGCGGTTCCATCAGGTGGAGTCGGTTCGATCATAGTGTTCTATGGTCTCGATGAGGGATTTCTGAATAAAGCAGGCAGGACTGTCCGAGCAGCTCTAGCACTAGAGCAAACTGCGGAAATGTACGCAAAAGAGCCAGCACCTAAGACTGTTCTAAAGTCAAATGGCGCAAATTTAACAAAAGAACGCATCTCATCATTGCTCAGCTCATGGAACGCTGCACGACGCAACTCATCGACTGCATTCTTAAATGCTGATGTTGAAATTACTTCGCTTGGCTTTGACCCCGTTAAGTTACAGCTCAATGAAGCACGCCAGTATGTCGCATTGGAAATTGCTCGTCACGCTGGCATTCCTGCTTACTTCCTCAGCGCAGAATCAACATCGATGACCTACAGCAACGCGATTAGCGAACGCAAGTCTCTTATTGATTTTTCACTTCGCCCAATTTTGATCGCGATCGAACAACGACTCAGCATGAGTGATTTTGTTACACCAACTACACAGGAAGTTCGCTTTTCTCTCGATGACTTCTTGCGTGGCGATCCACTACAACGAGCACAGGTTTATCAAATTTTGGTGGGTATTGGCGCAATGTCTATCCAACAAGTTCAAGAGGAAGAGGACTTAATCGATAATGGAAATTAACTTTTCAATGTCATTGGTTGCAGCCGATACCAATGCTCGGACAATCTCTGGTCGCGTAGTTACATGGGGAGAGCAAGGTAATACTTCTGCAGGTGCGACTGTATTCGCTAAGAATTCAATCGAGATGAATAAGAATACAAAACTTTTATTAGAGCATGATCGCACTCGCCCAATTGGAAAAATCATGGCATGGAATGAGACAGCAGATGGAATTGACGCAACATTCAAAATCGCAAACACAATGGCGGGTGAAGATGCACTCGTTGAAGCGAGCGATGGTCTCCGTGATGGTTTTAGCGTTGGTGTTTCGGTCGATGCTTGGGCTAATAAGAAGGGCGTTATGGAAATAACTGCCGCTAAATTAATGGAAATTTCTTTGGTCACTGATCCCGCCATAAACAGCGCGAGAGTGTCTGGAGTAGCTGCTTCAGAGAATGAAGCAGAATCAATCACTGAGCCAGAAGTGGCTCAATTACCAGAAGGAGAGACATTAGTGTCTGACACCGTTTCAGAAGCTCCTGCCGCACAAGAAGCGGTCGAAGCTACTAAGTCAGAGCCAGTAGTTACTGCGAATGCGCCAGTAGCATACTCAGCTCCACGCATCAACAAGAACCTCACAGCAGGTCAATTCCTCGAAGCAAACATCAAAGCCGCAATGGGCGATGAGGATGCTCGCGTAATCGTTAAGGCAACAAATGATTCCAGCACTAACACTGGTCTTACATTGCCACCACACATGAACGAGTTCGTTACTACTTCAATCGATGGTCGCCCAGCGGTTGATGCAGTATCTCGTGGAACACTTCCTGCTTCAGGTCTTTCATTCACAATTCCTAAGCTAACAACTGCTCCAACAGTCGATGGAGATTCAACAGAAGGAGAAGCACTCGGTGGTACTGAGATGGCTTCTGGTTACATCACTGTTGATGTTAAAAAGGCTGCTGGCTTGCAGAACATCTCATGGGAGTTGCTTGATCGCAGCCAACCATCATTCTACGATGCCCTTATCACTGAGTTAAATTATGCGTACGCAAAGGCAACTGATAGTGCCCTTGTAGCTCGTTTAATCGCAGATGGTACACAAGGCTCAACACAAGCAGCGACAATTGCTGGCTTGAAGGCTTACATTGCAAAAGAGACTCCTGCTGCTTACAAGGCTGCTGGTCGTTTCGCAAAGAACCTCATTGCTAACACAGCATGGTGGGAGACCATCATTTCTGCTGAGGACACAACAAACCGTCCGCTTTTCATTGCTGCACAGCCTAACAATGCACCAGGCGCAGTAGCAGTAAATTCACTTACAGGTACAGTTATGGGTCAAAATCTTTTCGTTGATCCACACATGAGCATCACTACTCTCATCGACGATTCAGCATTCCTCGTCGTTCCAGAAGCAGTGACATTCTACGAAGCACCACAGACTCAAATCCAGGTACAAGCACTCGCCAATGGTCGCTTACAAGTAGCAGTTTATGGCTATTACGCAATCGCAACCAAGGTCGGCGCAGGTATCCGTCGCTTCAACCTCACCTAAGTAAGTAACAAATGTTAGAGGGGGCGGTTGCTCCCGATCGCTCCCTCTAACTTATTTTTAAGGAGAAGAAATGCCTACGATTATTACAGCCACCGAGCTGCGTACAGTCCTGGGCGTTTCTTCATCCCTTTATTCTGACGCAGTTCTTAATGACATAATTGACACAGCCGAGACTGTCATTCTTCCAATGCTCACAACTTTCAGTGAGCCAATCGTTAAGGTTTCGCTGACTTCCAATGTCGCAACCTTTACAACTTCTACAATCCATCCATTCACTGAGGGTCAATCAGTTGTAATCGCTGGATGTGGCACACCTTTTAATGGCACTCGAACAGTCAATGCCGATGTTTATGAGTACACATTCACTGCTAATGTAACTAATGCTGATGTCCTTGCAAAGAATGTTATTCCTGCTGGTAGTTCAACTCTTACTGCTGCATCTACTTATGTTGGAGTGTCAGCAGTCGAATCTGCAGTCTTGGCAGTATCGGTCGAAGTATTTCAGAGCCGTGTAGCCCCTGGTGGACAGATCGAAGGCGTAGATTTCAGTCCAACTCCTTATCGAATGGGTCGTTCATTATTTAATCGAGTATCTGGTCTATTGGGTTCATTCATTGATGTTGAAAGCATTGCCCAATGACAGCATCATCGATCCAAGACAATGTTCGGTCGGTAATTGCGACTGCTCTTGCTTCTGTATCTGGCAATGTTTATAACCATGTTCCAGAATCGATCATCCCACCAGCAGTCGTTATCATTCCTGATTCTCCTTACCTGGAGATGCAGATCATCAGCAAAACTACGATCAAATGCAAAATCAATCTGACGATTTCTGCTTGCGTAGCCTATAACTCCAATCCTGGCTCGCTTGACAACCTAGAGAAGCTCATCCTTTCGATTCTCGCGGTTATTCCTGCTGGCTATGAAATCGGAGTAGTCGAAAGACCTACAGTCACGCAAGTAGGCGCAAGCAATCTATTGGTCGCCGACATTCGCGTCAGCACCGTGTATAACCAAACCAACTAGGAGAAGAAATGGCAACTACAGTAATTACTGGACGCGACCTCGCGCTTACTATTGATAGCAAGACTTACGGCGACCAGGCGACATCAGTAACACTTTCGAATTCACCAACTCTGGTTACATACCAGACAATCGATGGCAAGGCATACAAGCACACAGACGACAACTGGACACTTTCAGTAACAATGCTTGCAGACTGGGGCGCATCAGCGAGTCCTGCAGTATCTCTTTGTGAGCTTCTTTGGACTGCTGCTGCCAGCGCACCAAATACAACTCTTGCATTTAGCCTAACTGCTGCAACTGGAGCAATCATTGCTGGTTTCGTTTATCCAGTATTTCCAGATGTAAATGGTTCTGGCGCAGATGCACAAACAATTACTTTGGCGTTCCAGGTTGCTGGTACTCCAACAATCACAATCTCTTAACTAAGACAATCGGGAGCAAACAATGAAACTACCTATCACAATTACATACCAGGAAGGTGGGGCAGCGACTTATGTCGCTTGCCCACCTGAATGGGCTAAATGGGAAAAGGCAACTGGTCATACCATTTCACAGGCTAACGATAAAATCGGAATCTGGGATTTGATGTTCTTGGGTTATAACGCAATGAAGCGTGAAGCTGCTGGAAAGCCAGTCAAATCTTTCGAGTTATGGCAGGAAACAGTTGCAGAAGTAACTGTCGGAGAAGCAGACCCAAAAGCCATCGCGCAGGAAGTATCAGCCGACTCCTAGTCCAACTGGCTATCGAGACTGGTATTCCTATGGAGTATTGGGTCGATGCAGAGGATGTTCTTACTGCGATTGAAGTATTAAAGGAGCGCAATGGCAACTGAGACGATCGCTTATGATCGCGGAGAATTGCGTTCTATTATTCGTGCATTTAAGGCGATGGAGACCCAGGCGACTGATGAAGCCAAGAAGGAATCCTCAGCACTAGCCGAGTATGCCGCTGGCAAGATCAAAGAAGCTGCTGCAACTCGTACTGTTGCTGGAGTTGCGGTTCGTCGAGTGACTGATGGCGTGAAAGTATCCAAATCATCAAAGGTTGGCGAATTTAGTTATGGATTTGCATCGCAGAAATTCTCAGGCGGCGGTACAACTCAAATGCTCTGGGCTGGTCTTGAATTTGGTTCGAATCGTTATAAGCAATTTCCAAGTCGTACTCCAAGTAAGGGTCGCGGCAATTCGGGTTATTTTATTTACCCAACTCTTCGCGCAATTCAACCTGAATTAGTGAGACAATGGGAAGAAGCATTTAGCAGGATTTTGAAGGAGTATGAATAATGGCTGGTAATCGCACGCTTAAACTCTCGATCCTTGCTGATGTCGATGACCTTAAGAAGAAGCTCAACGACGGCTCCAATGAAGTCGAAGGCTTCGGGGCGAAATTAGAAGGCTTCGGTAAGGCTGCCGCTGCTGCATTTGCGGTCGCTGCTGCTGCCGCCGCCGCTTATGCTGGCAAATTAGCCATTGATGGAGTTAAGGCAGCCCTAGAAGATGAGCAAGCACAGTTCAGGCTCGCAGCAGCCCTCAAAGCCGCTACAGGGGCTACTGATGCCCAGGTAAAGCAAACTGAGGAATACATCTCAAAGATGCAGTTGGCAACTGGCGTATCCGATAATGATCTTCGTGCATCGATGCAGAGGTTGTCGGTAACGACTAAGGATGTCGGTAAGTCACAGGATTTACTTAACCTCGCTCTGGACATCTCAAAAGGCACAGGAAAAGATTTGGCTTCGGTCACAGAAGCATTAGCCAAGAGCTACGAAGGTACTGATACTAAACTGGCTCGACTAGGCATTGGTGTATCTGCCGCTGATCTAAAGACTATGAATTTTACTCAAACCACTCAGGCATTAAGTGATCTTTATGGTGGGGCAGCAGCTAAGAATGCTGAGACATTCCAGGGGCGCATCGATCGTTTGAAGCAAGGTTTCGATGAAGCAAAAGAAGCTGTTGGTTATCGACTTCTTCCTATCTTGCAAGATTTGATCGACATCGTCGTTAATAAGATCATTCCCAACATTGGTAAATTCATTGCACTCTTTGATCCATTAAAGCAAGCCATCATGGATAACAAAGAGACATTTATGGAATTTGGCAAGTTCTTGGTTGATTACATTGTGCCAGTTTTGGTTACTGGCGTTGGTGGAGCAATTAAGATCGTCGCAACAATTGCTGGTGGAGTAGTTGACATTATCGGTGGAATTATTCGCACAATCGAAAGATTGATCGGTGGTGCTATTGATGGCATCAACGCGGTTATCAAGGCGTACAACGCAATTCCATTGCTTGGTGACATTCCAACAATCGGCAAACCAACATTTGCGTCTGGCGGCAGTAGTTCGACTCCAACCATCACTATTCCAGCAACTCCAACATTCTCATCACCAACTGGTGCTGGTTCTGGTGTTTCAACTGCTGGACAAAGCGGCGCGTCAGCAGCAGCAAGTCTCCAAGCTCAGACATCATCGAGCCAATCAGCGGCATCAATCATCGCTGGCGCAACGGCTCCAGTTGCCAATACTTATAATCTTTATGTCTCAGGTGCAATTGATCCAGAAGGCACAGCACGATCGATCAGCGCGGTTTTAGGGGATTCATCGACTCGTGGCGGTACTGGAATCAATTATCTTGGAATTCCAGGACTAGCATTCTAAATGGCTAACTTCGACCCAGTTTATCGAATACTCATAGGCGGAGTTGATTACACTTCTTCGACCCTATCGAATTTGACAATCACATCAGGTCGAACAGACATTTATGCCCAGGCTGCCGCAGGTTATTGCTATGTCGAGCTTATCAATACAACTAATCAGGCTTATAACTTTGATGTAGGTAGTTCTATTACCATCGAGGTTAAGAATTCTGCTGGTACTTATGTAGCTCTTTATGGTGGATCAATTACCGACTTTGCCATTGGCATTAGAGATTCAGGATCAGTCGGAGTCGTCACAACTGCTCAAATCACAGCTCTTGGAGCATTGGCAAAATTGCGTAGCACCTACTGGACTGGATCGCTCAGTCAGACCACCGAAGGTTCCCAGATTTACACGATTCTCAGCGATCTTTTGCTAAATGACTGGTCAGAAGTGCCAGCGGCAACTCAATGGAATACTTATACAGCCACGACAACATGGGCTAATGCCGAGAATGTTGGACTGGGTGAGATCGATACTCCTGGTCAATACACAATGGAAGGACGATCATCATCACCCATTGACATGTATTCAATTGCTGCTGACATTGCAACCAGCGGACTGGGGTATTTATACGAGGATTCTTCGGGTCGAATCGGTTATGCGGATTCGGTTCATCGTCAGAATTACCTAGCAAGCAATGGCTATACAGTCATGAATGGCAATTACGCTATTGGGGCTGGGATTCGAACAGTTACAAAATCGGGTTACATTCGCAACGACATCACCCTGAATTATGCGAACAACTTCAATAGCCATGTTTATGCCACCGACACTGGATCGATTGCCAAGTATGGTCGTTCGGCTGAAAACATCAATTCCTATCTTCATGGATCAACGAATGCTCAGGCAGTAGCAGATCGTCGCCTATCTTTGCGATCCTATCCACGACCAGTCTTTGATTCCATCACTTTCCCAATAACTAACCCAGAAATCGATAACACTCTCAGAGATAAACTTTTGGGTGTTTTCATGGGTATGCCAGTTCGCATTACTAATTTACCTAGCAACATCAATGATGGGCAGTTCGAGGGTTACATCGAGGGCTGGACGATCAGAGCTTCAAAGAACGACTTGGTCATAACACTCAACGCTTCACCCACAGAATTTAGCCAGATAGCGGTACAATGGGGGCAGGTTTCTGCCAGCGAAGCGTGGAATACCTTAGTACCGACACTAACCTGGCAGACAGCGATTGGAGCAGTTAATTAATGGCAACTACAACCAACTTTGGGTGGTCAACACCAGACGATACTGATCTGGTCAAGAATGGTGCATCTGCCATTCGCACACTCGGATCATCGATCGACACTTCTTTGGTTTATCTCAAAGGTGGCACTACTGGTCAGATTCTCTCAAAGACCAGCGGCACTGACATGGCATTTACCTGGATCGCTAACGATCAAGGAGACATTACAGCGGTAACTGCTGGCACTGGTATTTCTGGTGGTGGAACAAGTGGTGCGGTAACTATTACGAATGACATGGCAACCACAATTACAACTGCTGGCGATCTCATTCGTGGTACTGGTTCAGGTACTTATTCACGATTGGGCATTGGCTCAACTGGTCAGGTTTTAACAGTATCTGCTGGACAACCAGCATGGGCAAACAGTTCAAGTGGTTCTTTAACCCTTATCAGCGCGACAACTATTGGTTCTGCGGTATCCTCAGTGACAGTATCAAGTGCATTCAGCGCGACTTATGATTCATACAAAATTGTTATCAATGGCGGAGTTGCATCTGCTGGTTGTGGATTAAGACTCACTCTGGGTAGTGCTTCAACAGGTTATTATGAAACTCTAATTTATTCACCCTGGGCTGGAACAGTTTATACAGCACCAACTTCTAATGGTTCTTCATTTCCAGAATGTGGTCGCGGATCGACACAAAACCTTGGATTCAATGTTGATTTACAAAATCCCTATTTATCAAAAAATACTAGTTATCAAAGTGCGATCGCTGATTACTCAACATCAGGCTCAGTCCGTTTTTCTGCTGGTTTCTTGAATGACACTACTTCCTATACAGCATTTACCATAACTCCCAGCACTGGCACCCTTACAGGTGGCACTATTCGCGTTTATGGCTATTCCAACAGTTAGGGTGAAAATGACTTATAAAGTACAAATTGACGACAAAGTTCGCAACGCAAATGCGGAAGAAATTGCTCTAATTGAAGCAACTCTTGAAGAGACTGCTGTCATCGAGAGTGATCGAATCGCACGCGAAGTTGCTCGCGCTGCACTTCTAAATCGTCTTGGCATTAGTGCCGACGAAGCAAAACTCCTACTCGGATAATGTCAGGCGCGATCGATCAGATCGTGCTATTAGCCAAGAAAGAAATCGGCTACAAAGAGGGCGCGAATAACGAGAACAAATACGGCGACTGGTTTCGCCTAAATCATCAACCCTGGTGCGCCATTTTCTGTTGCTGGATTCTTGATAAGGCTGGCGTTGCTAATCGAGTTAAGAAAACTGCATCCTGCATTGACATGGAAAAATGGGGCAAAGAAAAGGGTTATCTCGTTAATCCAATCCTTACCAAAAAGGGCGACCTCGTTCTCTTTGACTTTCACAAGGCTGGCAAACCTGAACACATTGGAATTGCCATTGAAGATTACAATCCCAAGACAAAGACAGTTACAACCATCGAGGGAAATACTGGGGATGCTTCTCGGACTAACGGCGATGGTGTTTATCAACGAATTCGCCAAGTTGAATTTATTCGTTCAGTAATTCATCCAAAATACTAAGGAGAGCAATGAAGATTAATGCAAAACAAGCTGCTATGGCGGCTACTGGTTTTCTAGTCACATGGCAAGCCACAAACTTCGATCTCGATTATCGAGTCATGCTCTCCTGCGTAGTTTCATTACTACTTGCTGGTGGCAATCCTAAAAAGAAATGAGTGCGCTTGAATGGTCTGCATTCTTTGCAGCATTAGCGGCTACAATAGGCACAGTGCTTGCAGGGCTTCGCTGGTTAGTTAAAGGCTGGCTCTGGACACTCACACCAAACAGCGGATCATCTCTTGCAGATCGTTTAGCACGAATAGAGACACGCCAGGATGAAATGATGAGATTCCTACAAGAGAGGTAAGATACGACCATGCCAACACCACGCAAGAAGCCAGCAGCAAAGGTCACTCCTAAGAATAATGAGATTGACTTCCCAACTCCGTTAGAAGAGTGGGCATTTGCGGTTGAAGAATTAATCCAGTCATTGCGAAATGCAGGATTATCTCAGGCTGATGCGCTGTGGTTCGCGGAAGCAAAGTCGCCGCTTCCTGATTGGCTATTCCCTGGCTTAGAGCCAGTAGGCGATGACTTCGACGACATCGAGGACTAAATTAAGCGATACCTGGTAATCAGTGATCTGCAAATTCCTTACCATCATGAACAAGCCGTCAAGAATGTCATCAAACTCGCACGCAAAGAGCGATTTGATTCTGTCTTGTGTGTTGGGGATGAAATCGATTTTCAAACTATTTCTCGATGGGCTGAAAAGACACCATTAGCTTACGAGCAATCGATTCATCAGGATCGCACTACCACGCAACAGATTCTTTGGGATTTAACTGAGCATTCAAAAGAAGCTCATGTCATTCGATCCAACCATACCGATCGCCTGTATAACACGCTTCTCAAAGTGCCAGGGTTAATCGATCTTCCTGAATTGCAATACTCAACATTTATGGATTTCGAGACTATGGGTATTTCTTACCATAAGAAGCTCTACGAATTCGAACCAGGGTGGATTTTGGCTCATGGCGATGAGGGCAACATCAATCCCAACGCTGGAGTTACTGCGCTTAACCTCGCTAGGAAAATCGGCAAATCAGTCATCTGCGGGCACACCCATAGGCTTGGCATGAGTGCCTATTCAGAGGGCATAGGAAGCCATTACAGACCTTTATACGGCATCGAGGTAGGAAACCTTATGGCGAAGGGTAAAGCCTCGTATCTGCGCTCGGGGGTTGCTAACTGGCAGATGGGTATTGCCATTTTAGAATCCAACGGAAAGACGCTTACGCCCACCCTAATTCCAATTAACAAGGATGGATCTTTCGTCGCATTGGGCAAAACCTACATTTAATTCGAATTAACTCAGCGACACGCCGACACAGGTGTTGCTCAATTCCAATTCAACTGCCACGCTGATACCAGTAATTCGATTTGAATTACTAGATCGGGAGTAATAATGGCAATTATCCTAATTGTCTGTAATAACTGTGGGCTTGGCACTAAAAATTGCAAGTGCGAATACCCAGTATTTAGAAGTAGGGAGTACATCGGCAATGGTCGTTAAGTTTGATAAGCAGTCAGGGGCTTACACCGATGGAGTTAACTTTGTCAAAGCAAGTCTGATCCGCAAATTCGCGAGGGAGCGCATGGGAAAGCCCCAGCTTCGCGGTCGGTTATCACAAGAGATGATCGAGGCGTATTTCATTGATACATACGGGAGCATCAAATGAACATGTGGCACTTTTGGATGTGGATCATTTCAGTATGGTTCTTATCTTCAACAATTAGTTACGGAAGCGGATTTAGGGATGGGAAACGCGAAGGTTATCGAACAGGTCGAGCCATCGCCAAGGTGAGTCGTGAAGGCTGATGACATCCTTTATGAAGCTAGAGACACCATTATCGATCGAGAGGGCATTTACCAATCTCCAGCACTCAATCACTTACGGATTGCAAAACTCTGGAGTGCATACCTGGAACGGCACATCGAGCCGCATCAGGTCGCGGTCTGCATGGCTCTGGTCAAGATCGCCAGGACAATCAACTCTGCGGATCACAGGGATAGTTATGTCGATGGAGCTGCATACCTTGCCATTGCAGGGCAAATCGGTTCGATTGATTGGGATGACCTTGACAGTTACTAGAAACCTTGATCCTAACCGTTGGTGCGATTACTGCAAAGCACGATGGGGCAGGAACAGAGATGGATCATGGAGAGATCGAGCTCAGAAGCCAGCGATGTGGTTGTGCACTTCTGAGACTGGTGAACGCAGGGGTCGCACACGCTATTACTGCAATGACTGTGCAATAGAAGTATCAACTCAACGAGATGGTTCGTTCTGGTCACTCGATGAGCAAATGGATTACTCACTTGGAAAGCAGGTTTTAGATGTTTAACCTCTTCAAGACAAGAACTGAATGTGGTTGTGGGGCTTCAATCGATACACGAAATCATGATCTACTTATGAAGTTCTACATTTTTCACTGGAATCCAAATCATCAAGAGATGGTCTGGGATGAAGAAATGGGAGATGAATAATGTTTAAGTTGGAGGATTATGAAACTGTCGAGGAAAGACTTACGAAGTTTTGGAAGGATCACCCAGATGGACGCATCGAAACAGAGCTTATCGAAGCTGCGACTAGCCGATTCATTGTCTTGGCTCGTATCTACAGAACAGAAGCGGACGCGAAAGCGTGGACGAGTGGGCACGCTTATGAAACGATTTCAGATCGTGGTGTTAACTCAACTTCTGCTCTGGAAAACTGCGAGACTTCAGCGATCGGTCGAGCACTTGCGAATGCGAATTATGCGACTCGCGGCAAGCGACCTAGTCGGGAAGAAATGACGAAAGTCATTCGCGTATCTGCAAAAGATAACGCAACCATCGATGATGTTTGGACTACAGAACCAGCAGCATTGCCATCAGCAATTGAAGCCATCAAAGAGCAATTAAATGCGACTGAGGTATTACCACAGCGCACTTGCAAGCATGGAGCGATGCAAGAGAAGTCTGGTACTTCTGCGAAAACAGGAAAACCTTATTTTGGTTATGTCTGCGTAGCACCTAAAGCAGAACAATGCGCCCCTGAATGGTTATCTGCTTGGGATCGACCAATAGATGGTGGAAAGGCGAAGGTGTAATGGGTTATTTAGAAATCTTCGATGGAGATGGCAATTCAGTCGTCTTTGGTGAATACCCAGAGCCAGTTGGTACAGTTTATTCATTGTGCGACTTATGCAATGAGCCAAAACCATTTAAAGGCGGCAAGATGATTAAAGACCCAGATAAGACAATTGATTATCTTTGGCTATGCGAAAGGTGTCACACAGTTAATGGTTAGCCAACATAGGAAGCATCGAGGAATGCGTACTCAAAAGCTCGTTGCTGACTATCTTGCACAATTCTGGGTCGGGGCGGCTAGTTCGGGAGCAGGTCGCCCTGGCTCAGATGTAATTAATGTGCCATTCGATGTTGAAGTTAAAGCGAGAACGGCATTTAACCCAAAAGCCTGGCTAGAACAATCAAAGGTTCGAGCAAAAGGCGGCAAATCAATCGTAGTAATGCGATTTAATGGACAAGGCGAAAACCCAGAGGATTATGGCGTAATGATGAGCTTAAAGGATGCAGTTGATCTACTTCGATCTGCTGGATTCGTAGGCACAGAAATTGCTAGATGCGAAGGATGTGGAGCATGGACAGTACCAAATCGAGTTTGCTCAGTCTGCTTAAACATTGGAAGAGGGCACTAGGATTAACGAAAGACACGCCCAAGAACACGCTCAGAATTACGAAACACTTGACAGAGGCTGTACGCTCTAGCAAGCGACGGGCTTTCGGTAGCCCGAACGCGAGCCGCTTCAGCGGATTGCTCGCGAGTTCGTTGCTTAGAGCTATTGGGCTATCTCTATGCTTAAACGCATTAGTAGCGGCATCGACTGCGGATGCAGTCTTGCCGCACATGGATGCAAAGCAATACACAAAAGCACAACTATCTAAAACCCAGTTCAATTGTATAAACAAGTTATTCATTAAAGAATCTAACTGGAGAGCATCAGCTCGAAATGGTACTCACTATGGAATAGGTCAGTTAAATAACAAGATCGTTAAAGATCTTCCAGCCTATAGACAGATAGACTACTCACTCACATACATAGCACATCGCTATGGAAGAGATGGGCAGTATCCCAATGCGTGTAAGGCTTATCGTCATTGGCAAAAGTATGGATGGCATTGATGCGTAAGAGCGCACTACGAGACAGTGGTTCGACATACCTATGGCGTAAGATCAGAGCGCGAGTCTTAAAGCGCGATGGTTATGTTTGCCAGTATTGTGGACTAGAAGAAGCTACAACAGTCGATCACATCATCCCTCGTAAGGCTGGTGGAACAGATCAGGACGATAATCTCGTTGCAGCGTGTAGGAGATGTAATTTAAGCAAGGGGGGTAGGTTTTTTGTGAGCGCACCGACAC